GTATGAGAACATTCATAAAAAACGTGCTCGCATGGCTGCTGGGTCGGGGGAAAAAATGCGAAAGCCCGGAAGTAAAGGAGCCCCAAGCAAAGCCGACTTCATTAAGTCAGCCAAAACCGCAAAGAAAGGCTAAACCGAATGACAACAAAAAACTGGATAGTAGCAGCAATCAAAAAACCGGGGGCGTTAAGAAGCCAACTGGGAGCAAAAAAGGGTCAGCCAATCCCAGCAAAAAAGCTAGCGTCAGCAGCCAAAAAGCCGGGCAAAGTGGGCCAAAGAGCAAGACTCGCGCAAACGCTAAAAGGGTTTAAAAAATAATGACCGTAGTCGCTAACGCAACGTTTAACCTAGACCTCTCTGAAGTTGTCGAAGAAGCCTTTGAGCGCTGTGGCTCAGAGATGCGTACGGGTTATGACTTGCGTACGGCACGTCGTTCACTTAATTTGTTGTTCGCTGACTGGGCAAACCGTGGCGTCAACATGTGGACTATTGAGCAGGGCGAGATCCCTCTGGTGCAGGGCGTAAACACATACGACTTGCCACTTGATACTGTTGATCTGTTAGAGCACGTTATTCGTACTAATGCTGGGCAGCAAAACAACCAAGCTGATCTCACCATAACACGTATCTCTGTGTCTACTTACGCAACAATCCCTAACAAGTTACAGCAGGCTAGACCGATCCAAGTGTGGATTAACCGTCAGTCTGGAGCAACATACGCTGGTACAAGCTCTTCTACACCCCCTGCAGGCGTTGATGCCCCCAAGGTAGTAGTGTGGCCTACCCCAGATCAAGGAAGCGTTGGAGACCCGTATTACACGTTTGTGTACTGGCGTTTGCGTCGTATCCATGATGCCGGTAACGGTGTGAATACTCAGGACGTACCATTCCGCTTTCTTACCTGCATGGTTGCAGGTCTGGCGTATTACATGGCATTGAAGATTCCTGGAGCGGATGCACGCTTAACGGTACTAAAACAGCAGTACGATGAGGCTTGGAATAACGCAGCTAATGAAGATCAAGAGAAAGCTGCTATTCGATTTGTGCCACGTCGCATGTTTATTACCTAGGGGTAGTAAATGGGAAATAGATTTTCTTCGGGCAAGTTTGCAATTTCGCAGTGTGATCGCTGCAATTTTCGCTTCAAGCTCAAAGAACTACGCATCGAGATTATTAAGACAAAGCCGTACCAGTTGTACGTTTGTCGCCAGTGTTGGGATCCTGATCATCCACAACTGCAGTTAGGTATGTACCCAGTCGAAGATCCGCAAGCAGTACGCAATCCAAGACCAGACAACACATACACGCAGGGTGGATATACAGGCTTGCAGTTAAACCAGAATGCGGGTATTGACGTTGATGGTAACGGCGACCCAACACAGGGTAGTAGATTGTTCCAGTGGGGATGGGCACCAGTAGGTGGCACACGCTTGGAAGATAATGGACTAACGCCTAACTACTTGGTAATATCAGTAGAAATTGGCACAGTAGCAGTAACAACCACTTAGGAGATTTATCATGGGATTCAAATCAGGCGCTGATGGCGTAGCAAAAAAAGGTAAAACTGAAGGTAAAAACCTCGGTGATACAGGTCCAAGCGTTGGCATCCAAAAGGGTGGCAAAGGCGGTAAGGGCGGAAAAACTAACGAGCAGATGCTTAAGATGGGCCGCAATATGGCTAAAGTAGCTAACCAAGGCTCAATGAGAAAAGCTGCTGGAAGAGGACGTTAATCATGGCTATCGAAAACAAACCCGCTTCTGCGTATGACCAAAACGGTACTTCTGTTGCTGCTGGTATGAGCGCTGTTGTTGATAACGGCAATGCAATGGACAGCTTGAAGATCTCTGTTGGCGGTATCAGCAAAGGTCAGAACAAAGGTGTCAAGACTTCTGGCATTAAAATCCGTGGTACCGGTGCAGCAACTAAAGGTACTATGGCTCGTGGACCAATGGCCTAATTAGGGAAAACCCTTGAATTACGTTCAACTTTATCAAGCGATACAAGACTACGCTGAATCTAGCGAGCAGTTGTTTGTAGAAAACATCTCGACCTTTGTCCGTCAGGCAGAGCAACGGGTGTACAACACTGTTCAGATTCCTGCGTTGCGTAAGAACGTAACGGGTACGCTGACAGCGAGCAACAAGTACCTGTCAGCGCCTAATGACTATTTGTCGACTTACTCTTTGGCGGTGATTAATACAGACGGTAGCTACGAATACTTACTTAACAAAGACGTTAACTTTATTCGTCAGGCTTACCCAACACCGACAGACACTGGCGTTCCTAAATACTACGGCTTGTTTGGCCCACAATACACATCAACTAATGAGTTGAGCTTTATCCTTGGACCAACACCAGACGCAAGCTATAACGTAGAGATGCACTATTTCTACTACCCGACATCTATTGTGCAGGGCGCTATTGCTTCTGGAACAATCACCGCTGGTTCTGGTTACATCAACAGCTTGTACAGTAACGTGCCTATTACAGGCGGTTCTGGTGCGGGTGCAACAGCTAACATTACAGTTTCTGGCAACGTAGTTACAAACGTACGCTTTAACAACCTTGGTAACTTCTACGTAGTTGGTGACGTTGTTTCTGCTTCTACTGCCTATCTTGGCGGTACAGGTTCAGGCTTTCAGTTCACTATTACTGCGGTGGACAACACACTTGGCACTAGCTGGCTTGGCGATAACTACGACCCATGCTTGCTGTATGGCTCATTGCGTGAGGCTGTGATCTTCCAAAAGGGTGAAGCCGATATGGTTGCTCTTTATGAGAAACAGTTCCAAGACGCCATGATGCAGCTCAATCGCCTTGGTACAGGTCTGGAGCGCGGTGATGCGTACCGTGATGGGCAAGCTAAGATTAAGGTTAACCCATAATGGCTATCTATCAAACCGCTTGCACAGTCTTTAAACAGAACTTGTTGAACGGTAACGAGGACTTTACCGCAGGCAGCTACAAGATTGCGCTTTATACATCGTTTGCAAACCTTGGCGCTGACACACTGGCGTACACAACTACCAACGAGATTACTGGCACAGGGTACACGGCAGGTGGAAAAGCACTTACTGACATTGCCCCAGCGACAAGCGGCACTGTTGCTTACATATCCTTCTCTAACGTAACTTGGAACCCCGCTAGCTTTACTGCAGCAGGGGCTTTAATTTACAATGCAACTACAAATGCAGCCGTATGCGTACTAAGTTTTGGCTCCGATAAAACTGCTACAAGTACATTCACAATAACTTTCCCAGCAGCTACATCGACAACTGCTGTTATTCGGTTAAATTAAGGAGTTTTTATGAGTTCTGAAAAGACAAAATTTGGCGACGTTACTGCGGCAACTGCCTCTTTTGGCGGTGGTTCAGCTGAGACTGTTGGTCTAGAAGGTGTATACGTTGCTACTTGCTACGACGCTAATGGTGTTGAGAAGTGGTCTGACGTAATCGAAAACCTAACAACTAACGTAGGTCGTAAGAATTTAATGGATTCTTACTTTGCAAACACTGGTGGCGGTGCCATCGTTATGGGTTTAGGAGGCGCTAATGGTTCTTCAACGTTTACTCCTGCTTACACTGATACTCAGTCTAGCCACGCTGGCTGGTATGAAGTTGGTGGCGCTAATGCCCCAACCTACTCTGGAACCCGCAAGACTCCATCTTTCTCAGCAGCAACGTCAGCGAATCCCTCCGTTCTGTCAACCAGCGCTGCGGTGGTGTTTAGCATGACTAGCTCTGGCACAGTTTACGGTGCGTTCATTAACGTAGGTGGATCTACAGCGATTGATAACACCACAGGCACATTGTTTAGCATCGGTGAATTTACTGCTGGTTCTAAGACTGTTACTTCTGGCGACACAATCAACGTAAGCTACACACTATCTGCTGCTGGCTAAGGAGCTTTAAATGGCTCTTCAGTTACAAGATCGTGTATTAGAAACGGCTAACTCTCCTGGCACGGGTACTGTTACCCTGCTGGGCGCTTCGCTTGGCTACCAGTCGTTTGACGATGCTTTAACTAGCGGGAATACGACTTACTACACGATTGCTGACTTAGGCGGTGCTTTATGGGAAGTAGGTATTGGTACCTTCACTTCTCCTGACCAGCTGACTCG